CACCTCTCTTTATCCCAAGAGTATGTATAAGTTCCGTCTATAAATTCTTGTCTTGTAAAACGCTTCTTACAGTCTAAATATATTAGTAACTCTAAGTCAGCATCTTTTAACCCGTAAGTCTTACAAGCCCACTTTCTAGTGAGCCTGTAATACTTAAGGATTTGTAATTCACGTAAATCGTGACTAGTTAGCCGCATTTATTACGATGCGTCAACTATTGCTATTGAAGCACAAGCTGTAATATCGCCGTGTATAAACTTAGAGTTTTCACTATCAGCTACAGTAATCATAGGAACATTGATAGCATTAGCGCTAGCAATAGCTCCAGTTATAGCTTCTATAACTTCTTTATGTTTACCAGTGTTAATAGTAAGTACAGCGTGAGCTGCATCTATACCTGAATCAGCGTCATTTTCTTGACTAGACTCAAAATAAACTCTTAATTGAGTTGCTGATGCCATCTCAAGATGAGATAGTTGGTCAGCAGGGAAGCATACTACTTCTTCAGTTGATGCTGTTCCATCAGGAGCAGCAGCTGCGAAATACAAAAATTTTTTCATTTTTAAAATTTTTAATGATTAATAAATAATTTGTTTTAGATTTTTTGTTTAAAGTTTGTGGATTATGGTTTATGTTTAATCTACATAGTAGTAATTACACATAATAAATCTATTCTACTAAAACTACATCGCGACCTCTTATAACTTGATACATTGTATCTTTCCAAGTAATACCGTGGCCAGCGTGTTTGTCGTAATAAACTACATCACCATCTTTTAATCCTTGCACCAAGTTACCAGTTGAAACTATAGTAGCTTTAATATATCTGTTATCTTCGTCTAAATTTTCTGTTAGTATTAAACCACCTATTTTCTTAGGCCCAACTTTCTCTTTATCTACTACTATGTAATCGTTAACTGCCTTCATTTATTCTAATGTTTGAAATTACACAATCAGCAGAGATAATAGTTGAAACTACAGATACTGCATTTTTTAACGCCGACTTAGTAACTAACACAGGATCGATGATACCAGTTTCAATCATATTAACTGGGTTGCCTGTTATAACGTTTAAACCACAACCTTCTTCTAGCTTAGTATCAAATTCAATACTAGCATTATTTAATATAGTATTATACGGAGCTTGAATAGCTTTAAGTAACAATTCTTCACCGACATCGTCGGTTGAAATTTTTTGAGAGGCGTTTAACAACGCTACACCACCGCCAGGAACAATGCCTTCTTTCAGTGCCGCTTTAGTTGCATATATAGCGTCTTCAACGCGATCTTTCTTTTCTTTAAGCTCTACTTTCGATCCAGCTCCTACTTTAATAATACCAACACTGCCAGAAAGCATAGCTAAACGATCTTCTAACTTCTTTTTAATAAAACCGTTTTTCTCTTCAGATATTCTTTTAACAACATCATCTATACGACCTTCTGCTTTAACGTGCATATCGTCTATAGTTAATACAGTGTTTTTATCATCTG